CGGCGCCGGCAGCGTGGTCGACCGGCAGGCCGGCAAGACCATCGAGGGCATCACCGAAATGATCCGCCTGCGCCTCCCGGCGGGGCGCGGGGAGGTGCAGCCATGAAGCCACAACCGCAAACCACCCTCGACACCCTGCGCAGCCGCTACGCCGGTAGCTACATCACCGCCGAACAGCTGCTCACCGACCATCTGCCGCATATCACCACGGTCAAGCACCTGCGCCGCAAAGTCCGCGAAGGTCAGCTCAACCTCAAGATCCGGCAGCTCGACCCCAGCTCCAACCGCAGCCCCTGGGTCATCTACCTACACGATCTGGCCGACTGGCTGGATCAAACCGCCGCCGCGCAAGCGGCATAACCCGCCCCACCAAGGGCAACCAAAGAGGCACAGCACGCCATGAAACCCACCGATACCGCCGAGTTCATCAACTCACTCAACGCCAGCGTATTCGCCCAGCAGGTCGGCCGCGCACTCTCCGATGTCGCCGCCGGCGTGGTCGACCACGGCAAGCCCGGCGAGGTCACGCTCAAGTTCAAGCTCAAGCAGATCGGCCAGAGCAACCAGGTCACCGTCAGCCACACGCTGGACTTCGTGCAACCCACCAAGCGCGGCAAGAAACGCGAGGACACCTCCCTCGACACGCCCATGTACGTCACCGAGAACGGCCTCGAGCTGTTCCAGACGAGCCCGACCGACCAGATGTTCACCCGCGAGCAGGCGCCAGTAGTGCCCCGCGAAGTCTGACCCGCTTCACCAAGCCCCACTCACCAAAAGGAAGACACAGCATGTCGCTGAGCAAAGAAGCCATCCAACACATCGAGTCCCAGGCCGTGATCGCGGCAGCCAAGCCGATCACCATTGCAGACGGCACCACCGTAGCGGTCCTGCCAGAGGGCATTCGCCTGCAGTCGCTGGAAGCATTCCAGCCTATGCGCGACCGCTTCCGCGGCACCATGGCAACCCACTCCCTGCAGGACTTCATCAAGTACATCGAACGCCATGACGTGGTGGATGACAACGCACCGGCTGCCGCGCGCGGCTTCATCGATCAGGACGCCATGCGCGCCGCCGTCATCTTCAACCTGGGCGAACCCGGGGCCGCCGGCCATGGCGCTCACCCTCAAGCCTACCGCCGCCTATTCCGCCCTCCAGGCTGTGCTCGGCAAGCCCCTCAGCCAGAAGGAACTCGCCGAATGGTTGGAGGATTGGCTGCCCAACCTCGAGGCGAAAGACGGCGAGACGGACATTCAGATGCTGCAGGCCATCAACGCTGTGCGCCGCATGGTCATCAAGGCCACCAGCCAGCGCGACAGCAACGTCGGCGACTTCTCCGCCAGCCGCTCGGCCATGGACGAGATCGAGGCCAAGAGCCAGGACACCCTGCCCTCCGCCTTCATCTTCACCACCGTCCCGTTCGAAGGGCTGGACGTGGCAGATATCAAGCTGCGCCTGTCCGTCATCACCGGCCGCGACGAGCCACTCCTGAAACTCCGGTGGGTCGGGGAGGAAGCCCAGCGCGAAGCCTTCGCCCAGGAATTCAAGGACGTGCTCGAGCAGGAAGTCGGCGGCCTGGTGCCGCTCACCATCGGCACCTTCTCTCTCGGCAAGTAACACCAACCACCACCCCGCCGGCCTCACCAGCCGGCGGGCTCAAACGGGACACAGCACATGAACTTCACCACCTATCAGATCATCGCCCTCATCGGCTCGGTAGCCGCCATGGCCATCGTGTTCGGCCTCGGCTTCTATGAAGGCCTGCGCAAAGGCAAGCGCGAGGGCTTGGACATTGGCTACCAGCGCGGCCTGCAGGCTCACCGCTATGAACTCCAGAAGGCCCGCCGCGAGGTCGACGAGGCCAAGCACCACCTCACCATCAGCCGCCTCAATGCCGCCCAGGCACTCGAAGCCACCACCGCCGAGCTGGACGAGTGCCGCACCAAGCTCGCCAACCTGCAAACCCGCGTGATCACCGAGAATGACGCCAATCAGCTCGTCGCTATGGCGGACAAACTCAGCCTCGCCGCCGACACCTTCGCCGGCCTCGGCTCGTACGACCAAGCCACCGCCGCACGCAAACTCTCCAACAGCGCCCGCGCCCTGTTCGATCGCTACTGGCAAACCCTGCCGGTGATGGAAGTGGAGGTTATGGCATGAGCCAGAAAAGCTACATCGTGTTCGGCCCGCAGGGCTGCGGAAAGACAACGAATGCCCAAGCCATCGCTTCGGCGCTTGGCCTCGGGAAGATCGTGGATAACTGGCAGCCAGACATGGCAGTCCCGCCGGACGCGCTCGTCCTGACCCATCACGACGGCCCGTTCAATCACAGCCCCCGCCGCGTGCTGACTTACGCCGACGCCATCGCCATGGTTGAAAGCAAGAAGTCGGGAGGTGACCAATGACCTGGATTCTCACCCGATCCGGCCGCCGCTTCGACCTGCTCGCGCCCAAGGCCGACCAGGTCTGCACGCTGGACATCGCCCACGCCCTGTCGCAGCTCTGCCGCTTCAACGGCCACACCAGCCGGCACTACTCCGTCGCACAGCACAGCCTGCTGGTGGCCAGCATCGTCCCGGCCGAACACCAGCTCGCCGCCCTGCTCCACGACGCCACCGAAGCCTACGTCGGCGACATGGTGCGCCCGCTCAAGCTCGGCATGCGCGAGTTCTATGAAGCGCAGCGCCTGGTGTCCCTGTACGACGAGGTCGAGCGCAATGTCTGGCTGGCCATCTGCGAACACTTCCACCTGGACCCGGAACTGCCCGACTGCGTGCACGAGGCAGACATGATCGCCCTCGCCACCGAACGCGCCCAGCTCATGCCGGAGCACGCCGGTGAATGGGAATGCCTCGCTGGCGTCACCCAGCTCGCCAGGCCGCTGGAGAACTGGACGCCCTCCCGAGCGTTCCTGCACTACCACAACCGCCTGCTCGAGCTGATGCAGTCCACCCACCGCGCCCGCGCTCGCTCCACCTGGGAGCGCGTCGACGTCGAACACAACGGCACCGCTGCGCCGCAGTGCATGTGAGGTAAAAATGAATATGCAGTGGAAAACGGCTAAGCGATACAGGGAGGCGGCGGATGATATGGTGCTGGTTCTCAACCTGATCGATTACCGACTC